CTCGCTTTGGCTAGCGTCAGCGCTTAACCGTCTCAAACGAGTCTTAACGTGAGACGCATGAGACACAAGGTCCCCGGCGGTTCAATAGTTCAACAGTTCACTATGCTATTAGTGAACGATAAGAGTCAACAACAGAGTGCTGGTCACATTTAGCGAGTTTGCCGCAATCAAGGGCTGCGCTAAGGGCACGGTTACAGCAGCGATCAAAAGCCGCATTGCTGATGCAGTGGTTGAAAAGGATGGCAAGCGGTGGTTGGATCGCGACATGGCGCTGGAGCTGTGGCGTAAGAACACCAAGGCAACACACAACGCAAAGGTAAACAAGCCAGATTTAATTGAGCCATTGCCGCCTAAGGATGCGCGCGAATTGCGGCAGCAGGTAGCTGGGTTGCCAGATGATGAGATCCCGGAACTGAATGAAAGCCGTGCGCGGCGTGAGCATTACCAAGCGGAGCTGGCCAAGTTGGAGGTGGATTTGAAACGAAAGGAGCTGGTGCCTGCGGTGGATGTGCAAAGGGAAGCGTTTGCGTTGGGCCGTAGTGTGCGTGAAGCGTTGGCCAACCTGGCTGATCGGTTGAGTTACCAGCTGGCAGGGGAGACTGATCCGGCTCGGATCCATGCGGTGTTGACTGATGAGCACCGTTCGGCGTTGGTGGAGTTGAGCAATGGCTAATCCATGGCGCGCTGGATTCTTGGATGGGCTGCGGCCTGAGGATCCGTTGACTGTGAGCGAATGGGCTGACCGTTACCGGAAGCTGAGCAGCAAAGCAAGTGCGGAGCCTGGGCCGTGGCGCACGGGGCGGACGCCGTACTTACGGGAGCCGATGGATTGCTTGAGCAGCAACAGCCCGGTGCAGCGTGTGGTGATGATGTTTGCGGCGCAGACAGGCAAGACGGAGGCGGGCAGCAACTGGCTGGGCTATGTGATCGACCACGCGCCTGGCCCGATGTTGTGCGTGCAGCCGACGGTGGAGATGGCGAAGCGGTTGAGCAAGCAACGCCTCGAAAGCATGATCACCGACACGCCATGTTTGGCGGCAAAGATTGCGCCGGCTCGAGCGAGGGATTCGGGTAACACGATGTTCAGCAAAGAGTTCAGCGGCGGGATCATGTTGCTGACCGGCGCCAATAGTGCAACTGGTTTGCGGTCGGCGCCGTGCCGTTACTTGTTTGCTGATGAGGTGGATGCCTTCCCGAGTGACGTTGACGGTGAAGGCGATCCGGTGGCGCTGGCTGAACGTCGGACGACGACGTTTGCTAGGCGGAAGATCTTGTTGACTAGCACGCCAACGGTGAAGGATTTCAGCCGGATTGAGGCTGAGTATTTGCGCAGCGATCAGCGGCGGTTTTATGTGCCGTGCCCTAGCTGTGGTGGGATGCAGTGGCTGCAATGGCCGCGGTTGAAATGGGATGCAAAGCAGCCGGGTGATGTGCGCTATCAGTGCGAGCACTGCGGTGAGCGGTTTGAGGAAAACCACAAAGCGGCAATGCTGTCAGCTGGCGAGTGGCGGGCGACGGCACCAAGCGATGGCCGAACGGCTGGCTTCCAACTGTCGGGGCTTTATAGCCCGCTTGGGTGGTGCAGCTGGGAACAGCTGGTGGATGATTTTTTGCGGGCAAAGTCAGATGCTCCGGCGTTGAAGGTTTTTGTAAACACCAGGCTGGCCGAGACTTGGGAGGAAGATTACGCCGCAGCCGTGAGTGCTGATGGGTTGATGGGTAAGCGGCTGGCGTATGAGTCAGGCACATGCCCCGCTGGCGTGGTGCTGTTGACGTGCGGCGTTGACGTGCAGGACAATCGCCTAGCGGTGAGCGTGTGGGGATGGGGCGAAGGCGAAACGGGGTGGATGATCTGGCATCAAGAGCTGATGGGTGACCCGACGCAGATGGAAGTGTGGGCGCAGTTGGATCAGGTGCTGGTGACGGAATGGGCAACGGCTGCGGGCAAGGCGTTGAAGGTGTCGCAGGTGGCGGTGGATAGCGGCGGCCATTGCACCCATGAGGTGTATCGATATGTGCGCGATCGCGTTCGGCAGAACGTGGTGGCGATCAAGGGCAGCAGCAGGCGCAACAGCCCGGCAGTTGGTAAGGGCAACAAGGTGGATGTGAGCTGGCAGGGACGGGTGCTAAAGCGTGGCGTGACGCTATACCAGTTGGGTACTGACACCATCAAGACCACGCTGTTCGGCCGGTTGCGGCATAACGAAACAGGCGGTATCGGGACGCTGTACTTCGGAATGGCTGCTGACGAGGAGTACTTCAGGCAGCTGACCAGCGAGCGGCAGGCGTTGCGGTATCACCGCGGCTTCCCAATCCGAGAGTGGGTGAAGAAAGCAGGTGATCGAAACGAGGCGCTCGACTGTGTGGTGTACGCCTACGCGGCAATGCTGCTGTTCTCGCGGCGGATGAACCGGGCAACGATGTGGCAGCAGTTGGCGGATCAACTTGAGCATGGCAAGAAGACGCCGCTAAGATCGAAACAACAGCCTGCGGCACATGCTGCGGCCGGGCCTGGATTTGTCAGCAACTGGTAGGCCGTGAACATTCCGAGCGAAATTAGGGCAGGCGACACGATCCAGTGGCGGGATATCCCTGGCGCCGATAATTTGGGCAATGCGATCAGCAGCTCTGACTACACGCTGACCTACTACCTGCGGACTAATACGGCCACCGAAGGCGCGACGGTGGTGGGCAGCGCTTATGGGACTGGGTGGGAGTTTGCGATCGCCGCGGGCACCAGCACGGGGTTCAATGCTGGGCAGTGGTTTTGGCAGGCGGTTGCCACCAAGACCGGCAGCACGGTGACGATGGGATCTGGGCAGCTGACGGTGTTGCACAGCTTGAGCTATAGCGGCACACCTGGAGCGGTTGATGGACGGTCGCAGGCAGAGCAAGATCTTGCGGCGGTGCAGGCAGCAATCCGCGCGATCGTGGCTGGCGGTGTTGCGAAGGAATACACCATTGGCAACCGCAACCTTAAGAAGTACGACATGGCCGATTTGCTGCAGCTTGAAAGTAAGCTCAAGGCTGAAGTGAAGCGCGAGCAAATGGCAGACTTGATCGCCAATGGGCTCGGCAACCCGCACAATCTATTCGTGAGGTTCTGATGGGATTGCGCACGCGGCTGTTTCGGGCGATGGGTTTTGAGCCATTGCGGCCGCAGCGTCGGGCCTATCAAGGCGCACGGGTGAGCCGGCTGACTGCTGACTGGGTGACGAGTGCCACCAGCGCTGACAGCGAGATCAAGTCAAGTTTCAAAGCATTGCGCAACCGTGCGCGGCAATTGGTGCGTGACAACGATTACGCAAGGCAAACGGTGCGCGCGATCCAGAACAATGTGATCGGCCATGGGATCCGGCACCAAGGCCAGATCAAGATGCTGAATGGCTCACGCCTTGATGAGGTGATCAATGGCCAAGTGCATGAGCAGTGGGAACGGTGGATGCACAAAAGCCGCTGCGATGTAAGCGGGCTACTGGGCTTCCACGACATGGAGCGGCTGCTGGCGCGCAGCATGGCCGAGTCGGGTGAAGTGTTTATCCGCTTGATCCGTCAATCGTTTGGCGGCAGCCGGGTGCCATTTGCATTGCAGGTGCTTGAAGCCGACTACCTGATTGATGACGAGGTGCCGCAGGCAGCGGACGGCAACACGGTTCGGATGGGCATTGAGGTGGATGGGTATCTGCGGCCGCAGGCGTATCACTTCTACGCCAACCATCCGGGCGACACCTACGCGGGCAACCCTCGGACCAATGGCCGGAAGATCCGGGTGCCTGCTGATGAGGTGATCCATCTGTTCCTGCCGGAGCGCCCAGGGCAGACTAGGGGCGTGACGTGGTTTGCATCAGCATTGATGCGGCTACACATGCTGCAGGGCTATGAGGAAGCCGAGTTGGTGCGTGCCCGTGCTAGCAGCGCACTGATGGGCTTCATCCAATCGCCAGAGGGCGAGCTGATTGGTGATGAGGTTTACGAAGGACAGCGCGTGAGTGAGTTCACGCCAGGCGTGTTCAAGTATCTGGCACCAGGCGAGAGCGTGACAGTGCCTGATCTGAATGCACCTGATGGTCAGCTTGAGCCGTTCACCCGATCGATGCTGCGGGCTGTGGCGGCTGGCGTGGGTGTGAGCTTTGAGAGCATCAGCAAGAACTTCAGCGAGAGCAACTACAGCAGCAGCCGGCTGAGCCTGCTTGAGGAGCGTGACACCTATCGGGTGCTGCAGCGGTACATGATCGAGAACTTCCACCAGCCGGTCTTTGAGGCATGGCTTGAGATGGCGGTGCTAAGCGGTGCGCTGAACTTGCCGGGTTACGAAACCAACCCTGACCGCTACCGGGCTAGCAAGTGGGTGCCCCGCAGCTGGGAGTGGGTGGATCCGCAGCGCGAGGTGGAGGCTTATAAGTCCGCCGTGAGATGTGGCTTCAAGACGCTGGCGCAGGTGATCAGCGAGCAGGGCGGCGATCTGGATGATGTACTGACGCAGCGTCAGTCAGAACTGGCCAAGCTTGACGAGCTGGACATCGTGCTGGATACAGATCCGAGCGAAGTCAACGGCAGCGGGGTGTCCCAGCCATTCATGCCAATGGGTGCTGAACCTGCGTTTGAAGAAACCGAACCGTCAATGGAAGAAGAGGAATACGAAGAGCTGTCTGTGCTCGAGGATCCGTTGGAGGATCCAGAGGACTGATGACTGATTGCAATACCGATAGAATCAAAGAACTACAAGACAGAAGCGCTATGGAAGCGGAGCGCCCCGATGCTGATCATGAGCTTGATGCACTCAAGCTTGAGGAGCCAACTGGTGACGGTGAAGCACGGACGCTAACCGGCAAATATCAGCGCGCTGAACTGACCACTTTCGACGAGGTTGAGGATCGCACCTACGAGTTCCCGTTTAGTTCTGAGTTCCCTGTTGCTCGTTACTTTGGCAACGAGATCTTGAGCCATGAGGCCAGCGCGGCTGATCTGAGTCGCTTGAACGATGGCGCGCCGTTGTTGTTTAATCACAACCCAGACCGTGTTATCGGTGTTGTTGAGGGCGCGAGAATTGACAGCAAAGGGCGCCGCGGTTATGCGCGGGTGCGGTTCAGCCGCAATGCGTTTGCCCAAGAGATCTTGGGTGATGTGAAGGACGGCGTTCTACGGAACGTGTCTTTCGGCTACTCCATTGACAAAATGGAGGAGCGCGGCAGTGGTGACTTTGTCGCTACTGCCTGGGCACCTTACGAGGTGTCTATCGTCAGCGTTCCTGCTGACAAAACCGTGGGCATCGGCCGCGCTTTGACGCCCACAAAACCCGCTGCTTCGGCAGCACCATCCCCTGATCCCCTTCCTTCAATGGAAACCAACGCCACCGATCTGGCCGTGGTGCGGGCCGAAGCCGTTGAGGCTGAGCGCTCCCGCATTGCTGAAATCTCTGCCATGTGCGACAAGCACAACATGGGCGAGCTGGGCCGCCAGCTGGTCGAGTCTGGTCGTTCAATCGACGAGGCACGGGCTGCTGTTCTCGACAAAATGAACATTCAACAGGAGCCTGTCAACATGAGCGCCGCTGAAATCGGCCTTACCGCACAGGAGAGCCGTAAGTTCTCCTTCCTGCGTGCCATCAACTTTCTTGCTAACCCGACCGATCGCTCAGCCCGTGAGGCTGCTGCTTTTGAGATCGAAGCATCTGACGCTGCAGCTGCAAAGCTGGGCCGTCAATCGCGTGGCATTACCATCCCTCAGGATGTGCTGCGTCGTGACCTGAACGTTGGCACTGCGTCAGCTGGTGGCAACTTGGTTGCTACTGAGCTTGATGCTGGCAGCTTCATCGACCTGCTGCGCAATGCGTCGGCACTGGATCAAGCTGGCGCCACCGTGTTGACCGGCCTTACCGGCAACGTTGCCATCCCCCGCCAATCCGGTGCTGGCACCGCCTACTGGGTGGCTGAATCTGGTTCGCCCACTGAGAGCCAGCAAACTGTTGATCAGGTGAGCCTGACCCCTAAAACGGTCGCTGCTTTTACTGACTACAGCCGCCGCCTGATGCTCCAGTCGAGCATCGACGTGGAGAACATGATCCGCACTGACCTGGCAACCGTTCTTGCTCTCAAGATCGACTTGGCTGGTCTTTACGGCACCGGCTCCAACAGCGAGCCCTTGGGCCTCAAACTGACCACTGGCATTGGCACCGAAGACTTTGCTAATGATGCTCCTACCTTTGCCGAGGTGGTGGCACTTGAGAGCGACGTGGCAACCGCCAACGCATTGATGGGCAGCCCTGTCTATCTGATGAATGCTGCCATGCGCGGCAACCTGAAGACCACGAAGAAGGACGCCGGTTCCGGCATCTTCATCATGGAGAATGGCGAAGTCAACGGTTACCCCGGCGTGCTATCCAACCAGGTGGCAGCTAATGATCTGTGGTTTGGCAACTTTGCCGATCTGATCATCGGTTACTTCTCCGGCTTGGATCTGATGGTGGACCCCTACACCCATAGCACCTCCGGCACTGTTCGGGTTGTAGCTATGCAAGATGTGGACATTGCTGTCCGTCATCCTGAATCCTTCACCCGCGGCAACAACACCCTCTGATCATGTTGATCGAGGTCCTGCGGCAAACAATGCTGGCGGGCCAGGTAGTTCGGATTGGGGAGGTCATTGAGGCCTCCCCTTCTGACGCCAGGCTAATGATCGGCATTGGTAAGGCGATCGAGGTTGCCAACGTGGCAGCCACTATTGTTCAGGCAATTCAGTCTGAGCCTGCACCAAAACCACAATCCCCCCGACGGAGGGCTAAGCCATGACCATTCAAAACCTTGGGACCAAAACTGAGGTCCTCAACTTCCTGCCTAATGATGTGGTGACAGCTACTGTCACCGCAAGCACCGCCATCGACCTAGTGGATTATGAAGGCGACATCGCTGTGATCCTTTGCGCCGAAGCAGGCGGCGCTAGCATCACCTACCTCGGCAAGCTGACCGAATCTGATACATCAGGTGGGACTTACACCGATGTGACCGGCGGCGCGTTCACAATCACTGCTGCCAACACCGCATCGGTTCAGAAGATCTCGGTCAACTCTGACAACACCAAGCGGTTTATCAAGGCAGTGGTAACGGTTGCAGGCGGCACTGGTGCCGGCGCTGTGGCAATCGTCGGCCTGGGCTCTAAGAAGTACAGCTGATGGCGTTTACGGAAGACCTAAGCATCTTCCTTGCAGACTTCGGCGTCAGCTGCACAGCTGGCGCCGTTACTGCTAATGGGATCCTGGACATGCCCAGCCAGATCCTGAGCGATGGCATGGTGCTCAGCACTGACTACACGCTGACTGCGCGAACGTCCAATTTTGGCAACTTGATTCGTGGTAACTCAATCACGGTTGATAGCGTGGCCTATACGGTGCGCGAGACCATGTTGATAGACGATGGCAAGTTTGTTCAGATCGCATTGCAAAAGACATGAGTGGCCCCTTCAAGGTCAACACACGCAGCCAATGGGCAGCACTCAATCCAGTGGTGTTGGCTGGTGAGCCTGGCATTGAAAGCGAAACTGAGAACCTGAAGATCGGCGACGGCCGCACGGCATGGTCTGGCCTTCCCTACTTTGGCAATCCTGGATATTGGGGATCGTTTTGGGATGAAACTTCGCAAGTGGCGGCGCTTGCCAATACGGCCTATCCCATCAAGCTGCGGCAGATTGACACGACAAGCCGTGGCACAAAGATCATTTCAAACGAACGGATCACTTTTGATCATCCCGGCATTTACAGCATTACGTTTTCGATACAATTCAGCAATACGGATAACTCCATTCACGATATCAATGTCTGGCTTCGCAAAAACGGCGCGGACGTGCCCGCCAGCGACAGCCGATTTAGCATCACTGCACGGCATGGCAGCGTTCATGGCAACGTGATCGGCACCGTCAATTTCGTGCTAGGCGTGACGACCAACGACTACCTCGAGCTGATGTGGGCAACCAGCAACGTTGCGGCCTACATCCATGCTGAGGCAGCACAGACCAGTCCCTTCGCGCATCCGAGCATCCCCGGCATCATCTGTACTGTTGTTCAAGTCGCATCGGCTTAACCCATGGCAACCAAACGCGAGACCATCTTGGCGGCGATCCGCACCGCACTGACGGGCACCACAGGAGTTAGCACGCGGATCTATCGCAGCAGGGTGGAACCAATGAGCAGAGGCGAACTGCCGGCAATTGTGGTTGAGCCTGTCAGTGATAACGCTGAGCAAAACACCAGCTTGCCAACGCTGGACTGGACCTTGACCGTTCGTATCTCGGTGATCGTTCGCGGCGACATCCCCGATCAAGTGGCTGATGCAACAGTCCAAAGCCTCCACGCCAAGGTGATGGCAGACCTCACGCTGGGCGGTAATGCTTATGACGTGCAACCCATTTCAGTTTCGTTTGATCTGGTTGAAGCAGATCAACCTAGTGGTGTGATCAGTTGCGATTACGCTGTCAGGTATCGGACGAAAGTGGCCGATTTATCCCTCAGCCCTTAGCAGCTATCATGATGGACGAATACAAAGGCCAGGGCGGCAGCTACCTGGTCGATCCCAAAACCGGCAAGCGAAAGCTCGTCGAGCGGACCCAGCCGGCCCCTCATCCAACCTTCGAGGTAGCCTCCAATGGCATCAGTTCTGACTCGTCGACGCCTGATCCTGGCGAAGATTGAAACCACCTACGGCACCGACTCGACGCCGAGTGGTGCTAGTAACGCGGTCCTAGTGCGCAACCTTGAGATCCAGCCGCTGGTTGCCGACACGGTGAACCGCGACTTGGTGCGCCCATACATGGGCCAAGCTGATCAACTGCTGGCGCAAACTCGCGTTGAAGTCACTTTTGAAGTTGAGCTGGCTGGCTCCGGTACGGCAGGCACCGCCCCGGCTTATGGCCCAGTGCTGCGCAGCTGCGGCCTAAGCGAGACGCTGGTCACCAGCACCAGCGCCACCTATGCGCCCGAAAGCAGCGGCTTTGAGAGCTGCACCATTTACTACCACGAAGACGGCATTCGCCACAAGCTGACGGGTTGCCGCGGCACTTTTGAACTCACTGCCGAAGTAGGTGCGATCCCATCCATCTCTTTCACGATGACCGGGATCTACAACGCGCCGACTGACGAGACGCTGCCCACCCCGACCTACGCCAACCAGGCAACCCCGTTGTTGTTCAAGGAAGGCAACACCACTAGCTTCTCGGCGTTTTCGTACAGCGGTTGCCTGCAGTCCTACAACTTCTCAATGGCAAACGATGTCATCTACCGCGAACTGGTGGGTTGCTCAAAGGAAATCCTGATCACCAACCGGATGCCGAGCGGCACCGTTGTGATCGAGGCGCCGACCATTGCGGCAAAGGACTTCTTCGGAATCGCCACTGGCAGCAGTACAGGCAGCATCACCTTCCAGCACGGCACCACTGCCGGCAACAGATGCACGGTAACCACTACGCAGTCTGATCTAGGCAATCTGACCTACAGCGATCAGGATGGCGTGCAGATGCTCAACATGCCGTTTATTGCGGTTCCGACCAGTTCGGGCAATGATGAGTTGTCAATCGCTTACACCTAATACGCGTGGCATTCGTTCTTAAGCAATCTGGCACCTACTCATGGCCGGTCGCCTTTGATCTCCCGATCGATGGTGGCCGCCATGAACGCCAGACTTTTGATGGTGAGTTCAAGCGCCTGCCACAAAGCAAAATTGGTCCAATGGTTGCCGAGCTGCAGAAGCTTGAAGATCTAGGTGATCTGGATCAAATCACCGACATCGCTCGCGATGTGCTGGTTGGTTGGTCTGGCATCAACGATGACGAAGGCAATGAGATCCCTTTCAGCGAGAAGGCATTGAATGAATTGCTCGAGGTGCCATTCTTGGCCATTGCTGTACTGAAGGCATACATGGACAGCATCAAAGGAGCAAAAAGAAAAAACTGACAGAGGCCGCCGAGCATTGGGCCGGCGGCGGCGTCAAGGATGACAGCCAAGAGGATGCCGCCATCCTTGGAGTGGCGCTGCCAGAGCAACCCCGCTCTGATGATTTTGAAGTGTGGGAGGAAAACTGGCCGGTGGTGGAGATGTTTCTGCGCTGTCAGACGCAATGGCGCACCACTATGAGCGGCGTGCTGGGAATGGACTATGGAGCAGTTGCTTGGCTGTTTATGATGTACGAAGTAAAAGACCCTCGCGCGCTCTTGGAGGACCTGCAGGTAATGGAGGGAGCGGTAATGGTCTCGATCAATAGCAGGAGCAGCTGACATGGCGATGAACATGGATGCCATGCTCCGCATCAAGGCGGACGTTCAAGGCGAGAACAACATTCGCCGGCTTGGCAACTCCATGCAGGGCCTGCAAGGGCAGGCAAAGAACGCTGCAATGGGGTTCAACAACCTCAAAGGTGCAGTGGCTGGCTTTGGTGCAGCAATTGCCGGCAGCGCCATTGTGGGCGGGCTGACGGCTGTCATCAAGAAATCCATTGACGCTGGCGATGAGCTGTTCAACATGCAGGCCAAGACCGGCATTGCAGCTAGTGCGTTGATTGGCCTAGGCAATGCAGCCAAACTGGCGGACGTTGACCAAGCCACCCTTGGCAAAGGCTTGACCAAGCTCAGCGTCAACCTAGTCAAGGCTGCCGAGGGCAACGACGGGCTGGCGCAGAAGTTTAAGGCGCTGGGCATCTCAATCAAGGATGCCAACGGCCAGGTGGTGCCGGCAGACAAGGCACTGAAGCAGATCGCTGATCGTTTTGCCGACATGCCCGATGGTGCGCAAAAGGCGGCCGCGGCGGTTGCGCTGTTTGGCAAGTCCGGCGCGGATCTGATCCCGCTGCTAAACGAAGGCGCAGCCAGCATGGAGAAGTTCACTTACAAAGTGGGCGAGGACTTTGCAGCGCGCTCGGATCTGTTCAATGACACAATCACCGAGCTAGGCATCAAGACGCAAGGCTTTGGTCTAGAGCTGACTGACGCGCTGCTGCCTGCGCTGCAAACGATCCTTGAGGTATTTGGCGACCTGTTTGACACCGACCAAGATTGGACGGCGCTGTTCAAGGTGATCGAGGGCGTGATTCGCGGCATTGCTGTGGCGATCTACACCGTGGTGAAGGCGGTGGACATCCTCATCAAAAACATCGTTGCGGCAGTGCAAGCAGCAAGCCAAGCATTTGCGGGCGATTTTGGCGCTGCATTCAACACCATCACCACTGCGGTGAGTAGTGGCTTTGGAGAAGCGCAGCAAGCTATTAAAGACCTGAACAAGCTGGCCTTTGGGTCCGCGGCATCACCCGGCACTGGTCGTCGCACCCGCGGCCGCAACATGGAGCTGGACACTACCAGCAGTGACGCAGCAGCGGCAGCAGCTGCCCGCAAAGCAGCAGCAGAAGCCAAGCGCAGAGCAGCAGAGGATAAGCGTGCTGCATCTGAGCAGGAACGCGCAGCAGAAAAATATAATAACTACCTTCAACAAGGAGCCGACCTAGCCAACGATTTAACGCAACAAATCAAGCAAATAGGTCTTGAGACAAAAGCCGTAGGCGCTACCCCTGTAAAATCAATTTTACTTTCTTTAGAGCAGGACTATGCTGCAATTACATTTGACCAATCCAAGCTGGCTGCAACGTTCAATGAGCTTGTCAATCAAACAGGCTTGAAATTTGATGGGCTCCGTAGCAAAATACAAGAACTTGGCGCAGCCAAAATTGCTCAAGCGCAGGCAAAAGCAAATCAATCGCTGTTTGAATTGCTTCCCAGCTTGGCCGATTACGAAGCCAGCATTGCCGAAATTGCACGCGGCAAAACCGAGCTGACTGAACTGGAGAAGCTGAACGCTCAGGTGAACCTGCTGCAGTTGGATATCCTTGCCCAGACCAACCCGGCACTGGCTGAGCAGATTCGTTTGTTGCGCGAGCGCGCCGGTGCATTGGATGCCGCAACCAAAAAGCAAGAAGAAAGCAGCAAGAGCTTTGGCACGCAGTTCAAGGAATCTTTCAAGCAGGCTTATGACTCAGCAACCAACCTCGGCGCCAACCTAGCCAGCATTGCCACAAACGGCATCGACGGCCTGACCAATGCCATCGTTGAGTTTGCCACTACAGGTAAGGCATCATTCAAAGAGTTCGCCGCATCAGTGCTGAAAGATCTCAGCGCAATGCTGATCAAGTTTGCCATCTTCAAGGCGATTGGCGCCCTCTTCCCTGGCTTGACCGGCTTCGCTGACGGCGGCGTATTTGGTCCGAGTATGCAGCCCCGCACTGGTTTTGCAAAGGGCGGCACCTTCACCAATTCCATTGTCAGTTCGCCCACTCTGTTCAAGTTCGCCCAGGGCGGCGCTATGCGCACTGGCCTGATGGGCGAAGCCGGACCCGAGGCAATCATGCCCTTGATGCGGGGCCGCGACGGCAAGCTGGGCGTTGCAGGTGGCGGCGGTGGCAGCAACACGACGGTGAACGTCAGCGTGGACGCCAAGGGCACCAATGTGCAGGGCAACGAAGGTCAAGGCGCCCAGCTCGGCCGTGCCATTGCGCAAGCGGTGCAGGCAGAATTGGTCAAACAGAAACGGCCCGGCGGCCTAATCGCGGCGTAACCCATGGCAACCTTCACTTACACCCCAAGCTTCCAAGCGACCGAGAGCAGCAAGCCTCGCGTGCGCAAGTTTCAGGCGGGCGATGGCTACGAGCAGCGGGTGACCTTTGGACTAAACCCAGACCCCAAGGAGTGGAACCTAACCTTTGCCAATCGCACTGATGCTGAGCGCGACAACATCACAGCATTCCT